GTGTGCTGCACCTGCTCGATCAGGTACTCGTGACCCTTCTGGGCGAAGCGGCGACGCTCCTCGGTGTCCAGGTACACGTAGTTGGCCCACACCTCGAAGACCGGGCTGGAGGTGCCGAAGTAGCTGGAGAAGGTCGAGGTCAGGTCGAAGTCCAGGCGGACCTCGTGGTACTGCAGAGCAATCAGGGGCAGGTACAGGCCCGGGTTGCGGTTGAAGAAGAACAGGAGCGGCAGGTACACGTACGTCTTGTTGGTTGCCAGGTCAGCCGCGGCGGTCGACTGGGACGTCATCTTACCGTAGTTGATCTTGTCCGACTCACCCAGGAACACCTCGGCGTACAGACGGAACCAGGCCTGGTAGTGCTTGTCGATGCGCTGGCCACCGATCGTCAGCTCGACGGCAGCGATCGCACGCTCAGCCACCCAGCACGTGTCGAAGGTGGTGTTGTTGGAGGTCGTCGCGTTGGAGCCGTTAGGGATCAGACCCACGTACATGTTGCCGACCAGGTCGCCGTTGCGGGCGATCGTCACGGACACACGGCCGCTGTTGGAGGGGGTGCCGTTCACGGTCTGCTGGATGTTCTCCATCGCAAAGTTGGTGTGGCGCTTGTACACCGCCTGGAAGAAGGTCACCTTGGGCTGACCGGTAAGGTAAACGTCCTGAGCGCCATAAGCAACCAGCTGCATAAGTCCACCGGCCATTTGTAATATTCCCCAAGAAAAAAATTTAGACGACTTTCCATTTGAACCCGCCTGCTGACCGTGCTATACCTTTACAACACCGACTTATACCCCTCAAAATCATCCTGAACCGTCTGACCTATATATTCCTTACGTGGATCGAGCTTGCACTTTATAGAGTATACAAAGGGCATGCACTACTGAAAGTAGCAGAGACTTCTTTAGTTCGAAAACACGAGGCCGCCAAGACCCGACGCCACCTTGAGGACGTTATAGTTCACCGCAAACATCTTCTGGGAAAGGTTGGCGCCCATGCCCGACTTGAGGCTGACGGCCACCTGGGCCATGTCGATCCGGCTGAAGTTGCAGGTGCCGCTGGGCTGGAGTTCCTCGGGCTTGAGGGCGAAGGAGTACGAGTAGATGCCGGCGTAGGGGGCTCCCGAGTGATACTGGTACGGCTGATACTGGTTAAAGTATTTGCCGGGCTGCTCGATGAAGCGGTCCGTGCCGTTCAGCATCAGCTTGAACTTGTGCAGAGGGCCGACCTCGTACCCGTAGGTGGTGTTGGCCGTGCCGTAGTTGGGCACACCCGACTCTATCCAGAACACGTTGCCCGTCTGGACGTTGGACTGGAGGTTGATGGTCCGGTCGGTGAGGGCACCAAGTGCCGTGACGATGTACAAGTTGGACGAGAGCAGGGGCGGGGCAAACAGACGAGGAACACCCACCTGATTCGGCAGGAGGTTCATGCCGTTCTGGGGAAGGACCTGGGGGTTGACCGTCACGTTCACATTCGCCGTGCTGGAGCTAAAGTTCCACATGGCGTTCAGGTTCGTGCTGGCGCTCAGCTGATTGTTCTGGTAGCACCAGATCAGCTCCTTGACGGGGTGGTTGAACTGGAGGCGGATGATGCTCGGGGCGTTCTCCGAGCTCGTGCCGACGGCGTCTGGGGTCACGTGCTGGACCTGCTCGATCAGATACTCGTGGTTGTTCTTGGCGAAACGGTCACGCTCGGTCGTGTCCAGGTACATGTAGTTGGCCCAGACCTCTACGCCGTTCGTACCGAAATAGCTCGAGTAGTACTGGCTCAGGATAAAGTCGATGCGGACCTCGTGGTACTGCAGAGCAATCAGGGGCAGGTACAGGCCCGGGTTGCGGTTGAAGAAGAACAGGAGCGGCAGGTACACCTTGGACGGGCTCGTCGTGCCCACGTTATTCACGACTGACGACGAGGTCAGGCGGCCATAGTCCATCTTCTTCGTGTCGGCCAGGAAGACCTCGGCGTACAGGCGGAACCACGTCTGTTGGTGGCGGTCGATCAGCTGCCCACCGATGTAGAGCTCGACGCGCTCGATGGCGCGCTCAGCGACCCAATTCATATCGAAATTGGAGTTGGTCGAGGTCAGCTGAGCCGACGAAGACTGTGTGGGGGTTGCGACCATGAACATATCACCGACCAGATCACCCGAGCGGCTCAGGGTCACGGTGAAGACGCCACCGTTGCCGCCCGAGCCGTTCACCGTCTGCTGGACGCATTCCATGGCGAAGTTGGTGTGACGCTTGTAGGTTGACTGGAAGAAGGTCACTTTGGGCTGACCCGTAAGGTATGTATCCTGGGCACCATAGGCCACGAGTTGCATAAGTCCGCCACCCGGCATTTTAATATAGGTTGCGAAAAAGTTCGGGCGCGAAAAACCCAGGGTCTTAATTTCTGCCTGAATATTACAATGTCTCGCACGAAGATTGAGGAAATCCCTGACGAAGAGGAGGAGATGGAGGAGATGGATGAGGACGACCTCGAGGACGAGGGTATGGATATGTTCGAGGCCCTCGGGTCTCTGCTCGCGACCGAGGAGGGTGAGACCATCGCCACGACCCTGGTTGGTCTGAAAGACGCGACCGAGAGAATCGCACAGGGCATGGAGATGCAGAACAAAATTCTAGTCAAAATTCTGTCGGCCATGTCGTCGGCCAAGCCGTGTGCATGCCCGCCGGTGGCGCAGGGCATTCTAGCTCCCGCTTAAAAAAGTCGCGGCCACTTGTATCAATGGCAACCAAGGGCTCCACCACCAAAAAGGCTACTGAGGGAAGTGCCTACCAGAAAGAAATCAACTCGTGGACGCCCGAGGACCTCAACAAGAAGCTCGTAGAATGCGAGCGTAATCTCCATCTGGATCTCCAGAATGGAGACAAGCGCCAAGAAATTTTCAAACTCCTCGCGGCCAAGTGGCTCCCGGCATCACCAAACCGGGATCCTAACGGTCTCCCCGTGGATATCGACAAGGAGGACCTCGAGCGCCTTCAGGTGAATAAGCGCCGAATTATCGATATCTGTGGTTACATGCTTGCCCGGTCCGAACTGCTAGAGATTAGTAAGACTGAGACCCAGGACATCAACATGAACCCGATGACCTTTGAGCGCCGTATCAAGCGCTTCAAGGAGTGCTACAAAGCCATCGTCAATAAATTCATCGAAAATGACGCTGAATTCAAGATGTTCAACAAGCCCATGGTCGAGAATCCTGACGTGGACATGGACATCGAGAAGGATGCCACGTCGTATCAGAAGCTCTTGATTTTCCTTCTGAAACAGGCGTACCGTAACGGCTACCGTCGCTACCGCGACCAGTGCTGCAAGGAAATCCGCAACACTCGGGCGTGGAAGCCGGTCAAGGAGATCAAGGACTTTGTCTATGACGAGACCCAAAAGGAGGACAATGCCGAGATGTGGCTGAACCTCACGAACCGAGGCAACATGGCCCACGATGTCATCCGCCACTTGACCAACTGCAAGGATATTCAGTTTTCTGAAATCAAAAAGGATCGTCACGTCTGGTCGTTCCATAACGGTCTTCTGGATGCGCGCCCTCTCGAGATGGTCAAGGACTCTGCGGGTCGCCGTCAGATGAAGTTTTACCGGTACGACGGCGCCGAGTTTGAGAATCTAGACCCGACGCTCGTGTCCTGCAAGTACTTTGATCAGCCTTTCGATCCGTACGACGACACCGAGGACTGGTATGATATTCCGACACCCCACATGCAGAAGGTTCTGGATTACCAGCGCTTCGAGGAGGATGTGGCTCGGTGGGTCTACGTGTTCATGGGGCGTCTGTGCTTCGACGTGAATGAGCTGGACGGGTGGCAGGTCATCCCTTTTCTGAAGGGAATTGCACAGTCCGGCAAGTCTACCCTGATTACGAAGGTGGCCCGTCGGTTCTACGAGTGCGAGGATGTCGCGACGCTTTCGAACAATATCGAGAAGAAGTTTGGCCTTTCGAGCATCTACAAGGGTTTCATGTTCATCAGTCCGGAGATCAAGGGTGACCTGCAGCTCGAACAGGCCGAGTTTCAGTCTCTCGTGTCTGGTGAGGACGTCAGCATTGCGCGAAAGTGCGAGACGGCCCTGAGTATGCAGTGGACGACTCCTGGAATTCTGGGTGGAAATGAGGTTCCAAACTGGAAGGACAACTCTGGGTCTATCCTGCGTCGCTTGGCCACCGTGAATTTTGGTCGCCAAATCGCACCCGACGTGGCTGACCCGCACCTCGAGTACAAACTCGAGGCTGAGATGCCTGCGATCCTGTGCAAGTGTCTGCGGGCCTATCTGGATTACGCGTCCAAGTATGCCGACAAGGACATCTGGAACGTCCTACCCAAGTACTTCAAGACGATCCGAAGCCAGGTGGCTACGGTGACCAACTCGCTCCAGCACTTTCTGTGTTCGGAGAAGTTCCGGTTTGCGCCAGACGCGTTTGTGCCTCAGAAGATATTCGTGGCTCAGTTCAACCAGCACTGTCGCGAGAACAATCTGGGCACGTTCAAGTTCAACCCAGACTTTTACGCAGGGCCGTTCAGTTCGAAGGAGTTGGAGGTTCGCGTCGAGTCCGCGATGTACCAACAACAGGCGTACGCGACCCAACCTATTATTTACGGCCTCGATTTCAAGAACGAAGAATAAAATGTTCTAAAGTAGTAGAATGCCGGGGAACACCCCCAGAACCGCGGCCGCCCGGAAGATTCAGTCGATCTTCCGGAAGAGGCGCGTTTTTATGAACAGTCAGGGAAGCTGGAAGACTTCAGCCTCTTCCCTGACGGCCAAAATAGTAACCTTTAAGTTGCCGACGAATTTCCGGTCGGTATTCGAGTCTGAGCCCAAGGGGTTCTCGGAAATCACGGGCTACAAGGCGTCTTTCAAGAAGCCCACGGTGCGCTGGATTCCGGGTCAGGGCTGGATCGGCGACTCTGATGGCGTGAATAAAGTCATAGCCAAAAAGGGCCAACAGACCATCGTTCTGACCGACAAGTACTTTGACGTCATGGGTCTCGGGAACTACGAGGCGGCCCTGCTCGCCATCGTCAAGAACGGGTGGGCGCCGCCTCTGCTGCTCAAGGCCCCACCTATGTACAAGAAGATTGATGGAATTTTCTACGTCAATAGGCCATTCGTCCTCGATGACCTCCGTGAGCAGCTCGTGACGCTCCCCAAGACGATGGTCGAGAGCATTGGTCGATATGACGAGGCCGTCGGCGGCGTCCCAGCCATAGTCCTCAAGCTCAAGAACCCCAAGTGGACCTATCAGTTCTTCAAGAACGGAACAGTCCTGTTCACGGGTATAAAGGACCCGTCCGAGCGTGATGAGCCCCGTAAGCTTTTCAAGGAGTTTTTCGGTCCGAAATACGATCTAGTGGCCCTTCTGGCCATGAACCTCGCCAAGGAGGCGGCGATCCGGAAGCCCGGGGTGCAAGCCGCCAACGCCAAGAAGGCGAAGCTGGCGAACCGCAACCCCCTCGCGTCCTCGTGGAACATGACGCCGCCCCCGGGCTTTTACATCCGCCCGGGGACCAACGGAAAGCCGCGCCTTTACAAGTGGCGCAAGATGGAGCGCAACATCACTACTCGCGAGTGGTTGAACCGCGGCTCACTGAACATGGCGGGTGTGGGCCCCAAGGTTGCCAAGGCGTTTGCGAATGCTGGTGTGCCCATTCCGCGCGCGACCCTGAACGCCTTTATCCGGGCCGGGCACCCTCTTGCGAACGCCGTGAAGAAGTCGGTTATAGGACCCAAGAACCGCCGCGCCCCGTCTTGGAACGCCACGAAGGAGGGGTTCTATGTGCGTCCTGGCCCAGGCAAGCAGCCGTACTGGTTCGCTGTACCGGCTGGACTTGCGGCCGGTCGCAAGACGGTCATCAAGGCGTACACGGACGCCGGGCGTAACATCCCCGCGTCCGTCCGAAATATCTTCAAGATCCCGGCCAACGTCAAGACGAACGTGATCGCCGTCGGCAACCAGGGGACGTTCAAACCGGGGCTCCAGCACGTGATAAAGATGGGCCTGAATCGCGTCCTGCGCATCAACAACCGCCAGGCGACCCGTCTGACCAAGGCTGAGCTCCTGGCCATCGCACGCAACATGAACATCCCGGAGGCGAACGCCAAGATGGCACCGGCGCGCCTGATCGGCCTGATTCAGAACAAGTCGGGCGTGTCCAACAAGCTCAACCGGGCGTATGACGTGCTTGTGAATGGCACCTTCTACAAATTCCTGAATAATGGGCGCGTAGAGAAGACGACGAGTGAGGGTGTCCAGACGCGCCGCGCCTGGGCGACCATTCCAGTGGCTGAGCAGAACAAGATTGCGAAGAAGCTCTTGCCTGTGAATTTGCACACGGAATACAACGCCACGGCCAAGAGCTTCTTCGCAATCTTGTTCTG